CGCATTGTTCTAATCCAAGGATCCCTTCACCCCGGATAGGGAGTGTGCGCAGGAAGCCACCTCCATTTCACCGATCCAAGGAAGCTCCAAACCCGGACCCGTCTGACCGAAGTCGCCTTGTGAGGCACGACAGGTTAGCTTGGCCCGGAGGTACCCATACCCAGCGGCAGGGCCCCCGGATAAGGAGCGATTATGAATCATTGGTTCCATGACGGTGTCTATTTCCGCATAGACCACACATTGTCAGGGATCAGAAGGTCTGAGACTATTTCCAATCACATGAGGCCAAAAGTCCCCGGATGGACAGGGCCTGGAACAAAGCGAATTTCCTTCACCGCGTTCCGCTTTTCTTCTTTTATATACCCCTTTCTTACGCCAAGAGACGCTTTATTAACGATATTATGATATGTCTTAGGACCCATAAATCGACCCAAATTGTTAGGTTGATGAAATAGGTGAACGTAAGGCCCATGACCAGTTACGCCCTTCCGTAAGATTTTTGCATAATATCTTATGGGACCACGCGAGGTAGGAACGGACGAGCCGGTTTCCTGTCCGGGAGATGAGTCGAATGGGAGCAGGCATCTTTCAGCCATTTTTCCTTCGACTTTATTTTCCTCCCGGGACAGATCCGTCTGACTCTGAACCTCCTTACCCTCACTCCATGTGAGGTCACGATAATAGTTCATCAAGTCCTTTCTTGACGACTTTACTGCACGAGCCAAACGGGTTGTAACGATGCGAACCCGTACGAATCCAGGTACAATACGATTAAGAGAGGGAAATCCATCAAAACGTTCAGGGATTGACAGATACGTCTGCTCTCGTTCGAATATACCCAGATCCCTCATGAGAAAATCAGGAAATGATACTCCGTGACCTCTGGCAAGCGATACTTGACTCTTCCAGAGGTAGCCTTTATTGAGACGGAGGAAATGACGATGCACGATCAATCTTGACTCGCCGCGGAATCCGACCGAGCAATCCATCATCCTACCCCCCAATTTTAGACAACTGTCCTCAGACGGCCTAAAGAGGGGTAACGATCGAATGAATGGAACTTGGCGGACTCCGTCCGACGACGCGGAGAAGATCGACGAATTCAACGAGAAGTAGCGGCCACTAACCATGGTCTTACCACGACTAACGACGAGCCCCGATGAACTTACGACTTCAAACCAACGATCGGCTTGAGCACGGGTCGAGCGGAATACAATATCATCACCGTTGATACGAACGGGAGGTAGTTTTCCGAACGGCCGCATTGCGTACGCAAAAGCCAGGTAATTGGTAAGACAGAGCAGAGGAAAGGACAACTTGTCGCCCATCAACTGCCCTGACGCCGCGAGAGATGTCCGATTACGAGATTTAATGACCGATGATAACGACGACGTCGCCATCAAACGAACACCGACTGGAAGAGTCGACGTCTCCAAAACCGACGCTAGGATAGCCCTGCTATGACCTAAACAGAAATTGTCAGTTGCGGATTCATAATCCCCTGAAACGAAAACCTCAGATGAAAGTGCATTAAAGCCAGAAAACTTTCCCGGCTTAGCATCTCCTCTAAGTAACCAGTCCTTCTTCGAGATATGATCGTACATCATTCCCGATAAAGGAGAGAGACAATACTGGAGGGCGGACGCCACAGTAACGATGCGCGCTTTGCCGGCTTTAAATACCACCGTAACGCGACGAACACCGGGAAAAACTATCCCGTCACGACAATGAGTTATAAACTCATCCCGGGTCATGGTCCGGTTAACGTATAAACGGGTGTTGTCTTCCTTGTCTTCCTTCTCCAAGAAGGACTTGGTCCCAACAATGACACGGTCGACTCGATCACTGTATGAACGATCCCAGCCTGGTTTGAAAAGGCGTGGGATCTCCTGACGACAGAACGATACAAAAGCTTCATCAACTTTTTTTGGCGTTGAAAGCTTATCATGATATGCATCAAGATCGGCGTCGGGAGACGGGAGAGTCTTCCGAAAGAGAAAAAGCGAAAATGAGATTGTCATAAAATCTCGCTCACGGACCTTAACGCCATAATGACATTTTGATCTACGAACGTAACGAATCTTACGACGCTCCCAACCGTGGGACGGTGACGACTCTATAAGACCACCGCAGAATCTCTTGATATCTGCAACGGATGAAAGGCGGGGGACGCTGGGAATACTCACATTGAGTGATTTCTCCAGTAATCCGCGCAATTCACCAAGGTCCTTTAGAGCCCTAGAGACGGAAATCCGTGCTCTAGACTCCGCATCCGGGCGACCACTTTTTGTGGGTTTACTTCCGGATGGCCTTGACATGATGTCTACTAAGTGGCGTTGACGCTTCGACTTAGTGGAAATAGATCAGAT